AGCTCGAACATCACAAAGAAGTCCATAGCTGCTAGGTACTTGTTAATTAATTTATTGATTACTGGTATATATTGTTTTATAATACGAGCCTTAATACCATTGTCTTTAAGAATAATAGATGCAACAGACAAAGCATCCTTGTCTCTTAGCAACTCACCCTTTTGTTCTGCCAAAGCTCCAATTGTATGTTCTAGCTCTTTAGTCTTATCATCGTTCAATGCATAGTCTTCGGTTTTCTTCTGAAGTTCCTCAATATCTTTTGCTGCTTTTTTGCATTGGGAAAGAAGACCTGATATGGTGTTTGAGTGTGTGATCTTATCGATGTTGAGGGATGTGATCTGTGATGAGATATTAGCGATAGTTTGGATACGGTCTTGAATATTTTGTATCTCTTCACGGAGTTGTTCGATTCCGTCACTAGTCTCTTGGACTTGGTTTTCTTTAGTAGCAACAGTCTCACACTTAAAGTCGTTATCAATACTTTGCTTGCATGTAGGGCAGTTATCATGTAGATTAAAGAACTCGATTTCTTTTTTGAGTTTGGCAAGCTTATCGTCAAGTTGGGTCTCGAGTACTTGTAGCTTTTTTTGCTTTTTGCTGACTTGGTCCTGATCATTAATCTGGTCATTAAGCAATCCAATCTGTTCATCTATAGCAGCAATTAAAACCTTTTGATTATCTATACTATCCATATATTGTTTGAGATCAGACTTTATCTTTTCTATCTGCTCATCGTTATTCTTTTGCATAGCCTCGATGTACTGATGCTGCAATGCAATTTTCTCTGACGTCAAATCATATTGATAATCGACATCCATTAACAATGTATTGTTTGTTGTAACCTTTTCTTTTAGGAGGCTATTCATTGTTGAAAAGATATGAATGTCTAAAAGATCTTCGATAACTTCTCTACGAGATGCTGCAGGAAGTTGCATAAAAGGAACGAACGAAGCAGAACCCAACACAACAACTTGACAAAAAGACTTATGGTTGAGTTTAAGAATTTGCTTTTCTAATACTTCTTGATAATCACGATTGTCAGCATCCTGACTAATCATATTATTGTTTTGAAAGACTTCAAAAATGTTTGGTTTTAAACCACGAATAATTTTATATTTGTTTGAACCAATATCAAACTCCAACTCTACAACAAGATCTTTCTTGTTGATAGAATTCATTAGCTGTGGCTTATTAACTTTACGAAATGGCTTGTTGTACATAGCAAAAGATAATGCATCAAGTATGGTTGACTTGCCTGCACCATTCTCACCAACAATCAAAGTTGTTTGGTTTTTACCAAGACTAATTTCTGTAAAGCTGTTACCAGTAGAAAGGAAGTTCTTATAACGAAGAGTCTTAAAAAATATCAAAGCTTCTCACCTATTAATTCAACTTCTGCATCTGTTTCAATCCAGAGTTTGGCACCACATGGTCTTGGTTTGTTGGGACTATAAATCATTCTGGATGGACCTTTAATATCCACTTCCATACAATAAGTAACGACACCATTCTCTTCAACACGCACAATAGGTTCTTCTCTGCCATGCTTGGCATTGGCTTGTATAGTGTTACGATTAATGTGAATGATCTTCATAAAATCTGATGTGCTTCAATATACAAGTTTTGAATAATGTTTTCAACTCTTTTCTTGTCTGTCTTAATATTCATGCTACCAATATAAGAACGAATAATACTCATCGTATCTTCTGCCTCATTAACGATATCAGAGTCTGCTTCCAAGTCTAGATTAAAATGGTCTTCTACTACTTGAAGATCTGCAGCTCCTGACTTTTCCAACCTTTCAATCACAAGATCAAACCAATAAGGATTTGTTTTATTCTTGACAACTACCTTAACATAGCAATCCTTATAGTCATCAGCATCAAATACCAGTACCTCATCCATCTGCTTATTCATATCATCATAAAAGAATTTCTTAAAGCTGGTATGTGGGTTGGGTATAAATTCTAACGATCTGGTCCGTGTATCTAAGATATGAAAACCTTTTTGATCACCATAATCAGACCAAGTATATTGACAAGGAGTACCAAGATAAAAAATATTAGAACTATTGGAACGAGTATGATAATGCCCAGAGCAAACGAGATCAAATTTATCAAAGATCTTAGGATCATCACCATGGTCTGATACATGCCCTCTATACATTTCATAACCGCTCAACTCCAAATGACCAAGTGCAATAGGTGCCGTGGTCCTGTTAATATATTCCATAGTTATTTCTCTATTCTCGTCACATATCCAAGGAATGAGAAATACACTTGTCATGTCTCTTAGTTGTAACCAGACTGGTTTTTCATATATGATATGAATATTAGGATAGCGTCTTTTCTCTTGATCAGGATGAGGTGTCTTTGCATCGCCAATCAACTCTACTAATGCATTAACATTATTTGTATTCTTATAAAACGTGTCATGGTTACCTGCAATAATATGCATGGTCATACCACGTTCCTGGATAGGATCTAAAAAATCATCTCGAAGACGTTTAGCCGTTATATAGTTAATATACTTGCGACGATCAACGAGATCCCCAAGATGAATAATATTAGTAATACCTTCTCTAGCGAGGGTTGGAAAAAAGACTTCATCTAAAAACTTCTTCATTTGGTTATGCATGATGGCACTATCATTACGAATGCCAGCGTGTGTGTCAGTTATCAAAGCAATTTTCATACGTTGTTTCTACCTACACGAGAATAATTTAATTGTGACTTTGTACTTCTTGATATGCTATTTTTCTTGGGTGGAATATAGTTAGCTTGTTGTTGTGCTGATTGCAAAGCTTGATTACAGTAATCTCTAATTGTTTCGAGACGCATCGTATAGGTATCTTTCATATTGGAATTGGTCGACTTCAATAAATTTTCAGCACAGTCAATTACAACCTGAGGAACCAAATGAATGTTATTCTCCTTCATAGAACTTCTCAACTCCTCGTTGCTTCTGAGCCTTACTCTTCTTTTGCTTCTCTGCTTGCTTCTTGTCGTAAGACTCAACAAGACCTTTCATATAGTCATTATCTAAATTAACAGTGACGTTTCTATCATCTTCACCTAAACCTTGTTCAGCAAGCATACCCTCAAAGTAAAAATTCTCCAACGTCTTTTGTTTGATGTAGAGATGCTTCTTCTCTTTATCGATACGTCTAATAAAAGCAAACCAAATAATCTGTGTAAAGTAGGCAAAAGGATTATCAGACTTTTCAGGATTAAAATTATTAAAATAATTAATACAATTTTCTAACCCATCGGATATCATTTCATCTCTAAATGTGTAACCAATAAAATTAGGCTTGAGAGACAATCGAGTGGCAATTTTAAATAGACACTCACCTATATAAGGAGGAATTCTTGGCTCGGGAAGTCCCTGCTCTTTAGCATCAACCAAATTCTTTTTATGTTGTAACAATGCTGTATAAAATTTCTTATTGTCGATATAATGTTTGCCAGCCTTAGGTGACACTTTTTGCTTTGGGGGACTTTTTGGAGCTGGAGCCATTTTAATACCTTTAAAAATAAAAACTAATAATTATAATTATATTATAAATTATAAAATAATACAACAAGTTAATGTATTGTACGTGCTTTTAATTCAGGTATTTTCTTTGCTGGTTTTTCTTCTGAATCATTAGGCACTTTAAATGTTGTGTTTAACTCTTTGAGTTCTACAACTACTTTATTAAAATACTGTTCCATTTCAGCATCGACGAGTGAAACACTAATAACAGTATCCTTATTAAACGAGACTATACCAGATTTAGCAAACGGTATATACGGTAGTGAATAAAGATAAGAATCTTCCTTAAAAAGCATTAATGGATATTCTGCTTTAAACGACCCTTCGTCCTCTTCAATAACCTTACATAAAATTGGTTGACAACCAGGTACGGTGAGCAAAATAATTTGTGGAAATTTCATTTAAAGCTCCGTACTGAAGATCTTATATTCAAAACCTTCGTTGTTGTAAATATTTAGTCGCTCAGTAAAATGCTGTAGGGTGAAGTTAGTATGTGTACCTATTTTCAGATCATCAGCAATATCATATAAAGTCATTTCCAACTTGTCATCCCCAATACGTAGTCCGCGACCGATAGACTGTAATATTCTAACACGAGACTTAGAAGGAGAAGCAAGAATGACATTATGAAGGTTTCGTATATTAATACCGGTTGAGAAAGTACCATAGCTTGCCACAATGATAGCATTGGATTCTCCTTCAACAATTCCTCTAATTCTTTCTCTGTCATCACCTTCTACTCCACCATGAACAAAATAAATTTTACGATTGGGATCTTTAGCTGTTAACATATCATACAATGTTTTACCATGCTTGTCAACATATTGAAAAAGAATAAGAGAATTACCTTTAAGCGATAAAGCTAGGTTACGAATGAATTTGTTTCTCTTATTGTGTCTTACTAAGAAATCCATTTCTTCTGGATAAGTATATTTCTTTGCTAGCTTTTTATCATCCTGATTATGCTTTAAAATAATAGCTTTAATTTTAAGATTAGCAACATGACCTTGATCCATAAGCTCTGTGGTTGTTGTTACTTGCTTGACTGGACCAAATAAACCTTCGAGCGTTATTCTGTTAGTTAATGATCCATCTAACGTACCAGTAAAACCAAAACGGTATCTGCAGCCAATTAATTTTTCCATAATTGACTTAAGAGAAGTAGCCTTGAACTGATGAACTTCATCACCAATAACACATCCAAATTGGTTAAACCAATCCTTAGGCATTTTGTAAATCGATTGCCATGTTGATATCATAATGGGACTTTTTGATACTTTATCTACACCAGCAGTGATGCAATGAATGTCTAATTGTTCGTTTGTATAGCTTTCAAAATCTTTCTTCATTTGAAGAACAAGAGATACAGTAGGAACAATGACTAATACTTTATGATTCTCACAATTATAATATTTTGTCAATGCATATATGATAAGAGACTTACCTGAAGCAGTAGGTGAGAGAAAAATACCTCTTTCATTAGATACCGCCTCTTTGAAAGCTTTGATTTTATAATCTCTTGGATCAATTTTTATACCAAGTGAGTATGGATTACCAATATATTTTTTAGGTTGTAGTTCAGAATCTACTTCTACATCATAGTTACGTGATGCTGCAAACTCAGAAATCTCTTTAACCAGTCCTGTATATGTCAGGCCAGTTAAAGAGTTGAGTAGTCTTATCTTACCATCCCAAAATTTATTTTTATACGCAGGAGAGAACTTAGCTCCTGGTACATCAAATGTAAGATGATCTGATAGTTCTTGTATAACGGAGGGCTCACTAGAAACCCTAAGGTAAACTTCATTTACCTTTTGCAGTAGCATTTTATCACGCGCCCACCTTGAAGCGTTCATAGTCAATTGCACTCTTGATTAAGTAACCTCTATTACTTATCGATTTGATAATCGACTCAAGTGTGTCTACCTTTTCGCTCTGCATAGCAATACGAAGATTTAATTTAATGATATCTTGGTCTGCTTCTACATACGTATGCACTTCTGACTTAAGAACAGAAAGACGAAATGGCTCCCAACCATTAGCTTTTAGATCTTCTTCAGGAAGAACACCACGATAGTAGTCTACCTTAAGCAAAACCAATTGCTTTCTTTCTTCTTCCATCCTACGAAGAAGAAGTCTTTCTTCTGTATATGTTCTTAAATATTTACTGTGAAGTTTAGGTATCTTTAGAGCTTCTTCACCTAGCTCAGTACGATCCATGTTGCAGTCTTCTGCCCATGTATCTAATATTTCATCGAGCTTCATAACAAACCTTATATTTTTTTCACTTCATATATTTTATATTTAAATGTTGCTGTTGCTGTAATATATTTTACATCTTGATCAGTAACATTAAATTCCAAACTTCCTAATCCTACAGGAAATAAATCTTGGAATGTTATTTCAAGATTTGGCACCATACCAGAATTAAGTATAGTCAATGTTCCATCAGAATACAACGTAGTTGGTGAGCCTGTCTGAGAATCTTTTAGGTTTTGGTATTGTGTAAACGATTGAGGAAACCCAAGCGAAATTAACCAATTGTACAATTCCAAATAGTCTGACATATCTTCATCTACTCTGAATGTCAATTGGAAGTCGCCATATTCTAACTTATGACCTGCAATATCTATATTTTTAAATGGAGTAGGAAGCTCAGATACAGCCAAAGTAATTTCTGGTAAGTTGGCTTCAGTAACAAAAAAGTTAAGGTTAGGTGCGCGCTTTAGCTTGAACCTAAACCCTAGCGGTGATAAGAAATTGATATTAGCTGGTTGATCGTGAAAGATAGCCATAAAATACTCCTTGTAAAGTATTTATGAGATCTTACTCTGCTTGAGATTCCGAACCTCTTCAATCGCTCCCAGTACCATGTGTATAATTAATGCAATGAATGCTGAAATAGTTAGCAACGTAAGCGCCAATATACCAACTGAGAACAGTATGTCATATACTGAGAAACACGTGTTAAACATTATCAACCTTTCTTATTAGATCTGACAGCAAATCCTGCTGTAAGAATAGCAGCAGCAAACCATGTCTCAAGTGAATAAGGAATATTGAGGACAGGAAAAAGAGTATCCAATGCCCAGATTGTAAGCAAGGGTCCAATAATAACTAAGACCAAAGCACCTAAAACAATTAACAACTTATCCATATTAAAATTCCTCTTCTAGTGCGTTATCGTCTTCAATATAATCCTCGCCTTCATCATCATAGTCTGACTCACCAGCAGTATCAATGCAGATTGCTCCAAAGTGAAGTACACCATTAGATTCATATACCTGGAAATCTGAACTAAAGTCAAACGTGCGACCCATACCTCCATCAAGATTGCCATCATAATGTAGAATGCCAATCGTACCAGAGTCTACCCAGTACTCTTTATTGTCTTGATCGGAATAAGAACCATCACCCCATTTAGTTTTTAAGACAACATACTTACGGCCATCAGAAAGATTCTTGACCTTGCCAGGCTGATAAGTCTCAATCATTTGATCCCAATCATCTTGATCACGATAGCAAAGATCACCAATTACATAACGACCAGCAGGAAGAGTAGCAACATTATCCATTATCAGACTCCATTACGAAAGAAAAATTCATAGACAGTACATAATGCCAAAAGACCAAATGCCAACTCGATCCAAATTGAGTAAGCCAAGATAACTTCAATCACGTTAAGCTCCTTTAGAGGTCAAAACATCATCATAGTTTTCGTAGGCATGTCCAAGTTCGTTGTACATTGCCTCATCTAGTTGATTAGCTTGTTCCTGAAGATCAGCCGCTAAATCTAGAATACCACGAATCACACCTTCACGTGATATGTTAAACCGTTCAGCTAGATCTACGATTAACTTAAGCTGAGAAACTACTGCCATCGATTCGTTAACATTCATGATATATCTCCATTGCTCATATTATTATAATAGGATAATCTGGATAAAAAGGCAACGTTTTTATTAAAAAATATTGCCTTGATATCATTGAGTTTTTTTGGTTAGTTTATTTTGGTTTTAGGTAGTGATAAGGATGGATGTAGTCCAAAATAGAATTCTGAAAAAGGTATATTTTGGATATATTCTTTTTTAGGTAGAATTTGAACTTGGTTAAAAGAGGAATCCAAAATTTGTTCTAATTTAATTTTTTGTGATTTTGTGAGGGTGTTTGATTCTAAAAGAGGTTCTAAAATATCTATGAGGAAATTTGTGGTAGATGGTGTTGAAGGGATGAGTTGTGTAAAGAATTTAGGTTGTTTGGACATTTTTCTCTCCTTGTTATATTATTAATATCACATAATTTTATTAAAAAATCAACAAAAAAGTGCCCTTGAAAACACAGGGAAATTTTGGAAATTTTTAAGAAAAAACCCTGTAATATCAAGGGGTGTTTTTTTAATAAAAACGTTGCCTTTTTATCCAACTTATCCTATTATAATAATATGAGCAATGGAGAGATACAAATGGATCAATCAGTTTTGAGTTTTACTCAGTCGATTCTTGCAGCTGATAAGAATCAAGATTTGGATGTAGTCATCGTATATAACATCGTAGAAAAGCGTCATTGTGGAAATGGCTATTTTTCAATGGATGGTATATTTGACGATCTAGAAGCCATCTTAGGCTTCGATCGTGCATCTGAAATTTTCAGCAATTGCTAATAGGAGTTTATTATGACTAATCAAGAGTTGGCTTTGTCTATCCGTCATGGTTTGTTTGCAGAACGTAAAACTGTCAAGGAAGCATTTGATTATGCTTTCGATGTCATTAACCGTATGTCTGAATCTGACAAAGTGGCTGCAACGACAGCTTTAATGGTTCTTACAAACACAATATCAAAAGAAATTCTTGCTAACGAAAAGGCTAAGTGAATGATTCACGATCACAATCTTAAGGTCACGGTTAACATTCCAGTGTCTAAGGAAGTATTCGAGGCTTGGGAACAGCTGGATGGTTACCAGGATTATGCAATGGAAGATTTTGACATTTTTATCTATAGTCAATTAAGCAAAAAGCTTTCTCGTGAACAAGTTAATGATTTTTTCATGTCAGCTATTAAAGCTACTATGGATGCTATTGAGGAAGCAGATCAAGAGGCTTTATATGCAAGTTCAAACTAAGACTGGTCGTTGGGAAGGAGAGCTTGTAGCTACTCCTCGTTGGGTTGAATATGATGCAATTGCTCTTACAACTAATGAGCCTAAGTTTCGCGTACGTATTATTCCAAAGTCTGAAATCGTTGCGATAGATGGATCCGAAGCCAAGTTTATTGCTGCTCCTGTAGAGCGCGAAATAACTGTTGCCGGATCTAAGGGCAATGTGTATACTGTCACTATTGGGACCAAATACAATAGCTGTACATGTCCTGCATTCCAATTCCGTAGGTCTTGTAAGCACATAGCGGAGGCTGCATGAGTTTAGAACAATTTATTGAAAGTACCATTCCTCCAGTATGGGGCAGTGAAGTTGAAAAAGAACGACATCTACGTATCAAGCTTTCGATTGCAGCCTACGCTTACGAAGTGCATTCTGATTCTATTATTTCTGATCATCAATTTGACACTATGGCTTTACAGGTGAACCAACAATTAGCTACAGGCAACGAAAAATTAGATAAGTTCTTTGTTGAAGAATTTAGTCCTTATACAGGACAATGGATTCATAAGCATCCTGACAAGCCAGGTTTGGAAAGGCTGTATCAGAAGTTTTATATTAAAAAGAAAGTTAAGAGGAAGTGACTGTCATAAAGTGCAATATAAAAAATGAATCATCTTGGCTTGATGATAATACTATCATTAAGATTGAGGATCATTATAATGCTACGTACGTATTTGAATCTTGTCTCAAAGATGTATATGATGAGTGGGCTAATTTTCCTGTTGCTATCTTTTATACAGAAGAGGCTCATCCTCAGGGATCTAACTATTTTGGTTTATATAAAACTGAAGATGGTACTGTTATGATTACAAATGGTATTAAGGCAACCGAACAACCTTTTTCTGGAGTAATGGCTAAAAATGGTGATGTTATATATTCTAGGTTTCGTCATGATCATCGGACTTCTGATGATGGCTCTGTTTTCGTTGATGGAGGCAGAGACTACTTTCGATCAGGTGTCTACGCTAAAGAGCAATATGTCTCACTACGAGTAAACAAAGATAAGCTGGAGGCTTTTAAAGATGAACAGACGTAGTTTTTTTGCATTCTTACCTTTAGCACCTCTTGCATTAGTTGCAGAAGGAGCAAGAGCGGTTACAGCTGATGGTGCACCTATTAATAATTCTTATAATATAACTCTTAATGGTGCATCTAAAGTTAATAAAACAAAAATCATGGAGACACAATTTGATAATTATTATCAACCTAAAATATCTTTTGTGAGTATGCCTCAACCAGATCCTGATAGAGCAGTAACAATGGCTGTAGGTGATGATGGTGATCTTTGGTTAAAACGTAAAGATGGTAATTGGAGAAAGGTAGTAACAGAATGACAAACGAATATGATGATGGAAATGGTATGTTTATTAATAATGGTCCTGTAGAGATTAAGCCTCTTACTGCTGAGCAGGTTGCAGCTCTCGATACATCTGTAGATTCTTTTAAAGAAACTCCAGCAGAACGAGCTGCTCGTAAGGATCAAGAAGATCGTCGTTGGAATAAGCAGTGGGCTTTAGATAAGTCTGTAGAGTGGTGCAAGCATATCAATGATATTCAAACTTTACCCCATAATATTAAAGCAGAAATAAAACTTTTAACTAGTACTGATGTTATGAATATTGCTGATAATTTTTATAACTGGCTTTATAAGGATACAAAATAATGACAGTAGAAGAATACGTAGAAGGTTTAAAGGAACTCCTACCAGCTCACTTTATTGAAGCTATTAAGGATTGGAGTGTCTCAGATAGGATGTATGTATCTCTTCATTATATTCAATTGAAGAATATGGAAGAGATTAAACAAATGATTAATTCACCTAAACGGGTACATGAGTATTCTAGTAAAGGCAATAGGTAAAAGAAAAGGGCGCCGAAGCGCCCTTTTTTAGTATGAGCAGGTTGTCCCTGCTTCTTAAAAAAGTATATATTTTACATGATGTTCTGAACAATAACTCTACGATAGTAGCTGTTAGTGTTTGCAGAAAGAACACCAAAGTTTGAAGTTTGTGGATTGCCTTGATAAGACTGTGCGAATGGATTTGCAACCATTCCGTAACGAGTCTTGAATCCAATCTTTGGTTGGAAGTCTGACTGACCAACTGCACG